TTATCATCACAATCATCATCTGATTCAACTGTTGGTCTTGAAAACCACCAAGCAACACACATGTCAACCAGCATAACATAATAAATATATCCTTTTAACTTTTCAAGAAATTCAAATCTTACATCAGAATAGAGCCAATAGTGCAACAGTACATATAATACTGAGCCCAGAATGAAAACTTTCAAAAATTTTCTATTAGAATTGTTAGAAAATATTGGAAGCTTGCTGATTAATGTATAGAACATCTTATTTGTATATTATACTGAAATATTTTATTGAGTGTTTAAAACCCGCAATAAAATTAATCAAAATCTGATTCATCAGATGACCTATCTAAATCTTCATTATTTAGTAGTTCATCAACCTTGTCAGGATTATTCCTTAATTCATCAAAATCAAATACTCTTTTTGGCATAGAGTAACTATAATTTGTGTCTGAGTCACCGCGTCTCTCATCATCCCTCATTTTGACACCATAATCAATCATTTCAAGAAACACTTCATTTTTGCATATATTTTTAATGTATTTGTTGATAATAACATTTTTGTTTGGATATTTTGCTAAAGTAATTGGTTTTAGTATATTATCATATTCTTTTAATCGTGCTTCAACTTTATCCATCACATTCTGAATAATTCGGTTCATATCAGCATCACTGCAATTCTCATCATATGTGGTTGCAGCTTCATTCATGAATTTTTCTTCAAGAACTGGTTTGGCATATGAATGCAATTTTTTCAAAAAATCTTCATCGGCATCAACTTCAACAAGATATTCACCTGCTAAATCACTTGTTAAAAACTTTTGTGGTGTTGTCATTTTATCCATTGTTTCTTTATTTGCCTTGAAGTAAACATAAATAGAGAACATAAATCCAGTTACAAATTTCTTCTCATACATCACACTCATATAGAATACCGGAAATTTATCATTTTGTAGCAAATAGCTGCCAATAATATTGCAGTGAAACATTCTGCCTGCTATCATATATCCATTTGTATTATGAATATACAATATATTATCTCCAAATTTATCTTTTGAATTTGCATCTGTTTCAAATTCCATTGGCTCATCTCCAAATTTAGTGCCAATAAATACAGTCCCTTTGAGTTTGATTGTTGCCTCATTAGTACCATATGAGGGTTTTACTCTAAATACAGGAACTACATTTTTATATTTTTCTTTTTTATCTATCTTTTTACTTTTTTTTGTGCCTGATTTGTTTGATTTCATTATAATAATTTCTACTGACAAAACTTTAAATCATTCATGAACACATGTTTGATTATTCATACATTTTTTTTATTTGTTTCCAATATTTATTTTGGATATATTCCCTTTTTAATTTATATGTTGGTGTAAGTTCATTTCCTATTTTAAATTTATTGGTGATAATAGCATATTTTTTAATAGTATGTGTTTGTGATGGTGCTTTTGAATTTGCCCATTCAATGGCATTCATTGCAATTGTATCATTTATTTTTTGTTTAGGTTTTATAACAAGTAAAACAGATAGAAATTTTTTCCGATCACCAATTACAATAACATAATCACAGTATGTATATAATTTTTCCATCAATGCAGTTTCAATAGGTGCCACAGCTATATTTTCACCTCCAGCTGTAATCAGTATTTCTTTTTTTCTCCCTGTTACATATAAAAATCCATTAACATCTAGTTTTCCCAAATCTCCTGTTTTAAACCATTTATCTTTTGTGAATGCCTTATGTGTTTCTTTGGGATCTTCATAATAGCCAGCAAATAAGTTATCTCCTTTGACCAATATTTCTCCATCTTTTGCAATTTTAACACTCATAATTGGCAAACCCACACTTCCTATCCTAGACATATTTGGACCTGAAATACTAATGGCTCCACTTGTTTCACTCATACCATAAATATCATATAATTTACATCCAATACTAGATAAATATTGTCGTGATATGTCAGATACAGGTGCACCTGTTGTAATGCATAATTTACATCTTTCCATACCCATTTCGTAGATAATTTTTTGCGGAATAAATGTTTTAGATAAATTTCCTTTCCATCCAATTGTTGATAATTTGGTCTCAATCCCCTCATGTATTTTTTCCCACACTCTGGGAACACCTGCAAAAATTGTTGGCCTAACTTCTTTTATAGTATTTGTGAGAGTTGATTTTAGTGCATCTTTATCCGCAAACCAAACAGTACTCAAACATGCAATAGGTAAATAAATATCTAACATCTGAGCTGCAATATGATTAAGTGGTAAATAACTGATAAAATGTTCATGACCCAAAGTATTAATTGAAGATTTAGTCTTGAATAACTCAATAGTTTTTCTGAGAGCAGTCATAATATTTTTATGACTGATCATGACTCCTTTAGGATCACTGGTTGTTCCAGATGTATAAATAATAGTACTAATATCATTTAGACTAGGCATTTTACTTAATTTATTTGTTTGTGTCATAAAATTTCCCATACTAATAACAGGTACCTGAAATTGTTCAATGATGCTTTCATTAATTGGTGAATAATAGATTATTAATTTAATGGGTGAATCATTGATACCAATCAGTTTTTCTAATTGTATAGCATCCTCAACAACTAACATTTCTATGTTGGTATTTTTAATAATATAACTACATGATTCACTTGTTGATGATGGATACAAACCCACTGAAATGCCACCATTATACATTGTGCCAAGATGTGAATAAACCCATCCTGGACTATTGAAACCCATTATACCAACATTAACATTATCACCCAACCAATGTTTTAAACTTTGGGCAAAACGCTTTACTTTTTTATAATATTCACCATATGAGACATCTTTCCATGTTTTCCCCTCTTTAATCTTGAGAGCTGGTGCATTTGGATATTTTTCTGATGCTTGCTTGAGTAAGTCGATGATAGTTGCTTTTTTATTTTTAGGATTTTCGATTATTGCACATCCATCAATGGCATCATATGTACAATCAGGATAAGAAACCTTAATAATCATAATGACAATGATCATAGTAAGAAAAATAATGAGGTTTATAACAGTGAAATATGACATATATAAATATATCCTGGGGAAAAAAGTTTTAATTATAAATGCTCATCTGATTGATGCGCAGCTTGGTGTACAAAGAAAATCAAACAAAATAATATACGTATGAATAATAAAGTAGATCTCAATAAAAATATAAATTCCAGGTGTTCATGTGGTTATGGATTACCATGGGTAAGATGTACAGTAGTAATGATGGAACCATGTGAACATTTGGTCCATTATAAATGTTATAAAAAACAAAACAAAGAAGAATGTCCAATATGTCATAATAAAATAACTGATATTGTGAGAGCAGACGATTTCAAAAAGAATAAGAATTTATATCAAAAATGCATTGACATAATATCTATGTCAAATTGTGATAATATGTCATCATCACACACAGAAGAAGTATTTGAAAACATACCTGATTTTATTGATACTATTACAAAAATCCCATTTTCAAAGGGAATGGCAGGTGCCAAACAATTAGTTGAAAATATATTTAATATGAATGATATTACTATTCATGTAACTGGGTTGTCAAAATTAAAAAAAGAACCCAAAGTATTCATTGCTAATCACACAAGTCATTTGGATTATCTAACAATTTTGTATGTATTGGAAACAGGGTTTTTAGCATCATCCTCAATGAATGATACATTTTTGGGTAGACAGTGCAAACATGTTATACCCCTTCTACTTGTTGATAGAGGGAAAGATGTAAATACTGTTAAAAAAATGAAAGAATATGTAAAAAAAACTGGATCAATATGTTTATTTCCAGAAGGAATATTTACTCATCCTAACACATGCATTAGATTTAGAACAGGGGCATTTCATATTGGTTATCCTATTTATCCCATTGTGTTACAATATGATCCCATAATATCGGATTCTTTTATGAAGGATTTTATCATGAAAATATCATCTGGACATAAGTTTAATATTTACATGGACATACTTGATCCTGTTTACCCCCCATTTGATGACAATCAAATAGAACAAATTAGAAGAAATATGGCATTATGCGGTAATATGGCATTATCGAGAGTATCAAATAGAGATATTGTCGAGAAAAAAGTAGAAACACCAAAAATATAGTTTATCTAAATTAACAATATATGGAACAGTTACAGAATAAATCTAAATATGATAAATATAAAATAAAGAATAAAGTATTAGAACATAAATTGAGAAGTAAACTGGTAATCGATCGTGAATCATATGAAACATACAAAATAAAAAGGGAACAAATAAGCAAATCAAATGTCAAATGGATATATAGTATTCTTGATGGTAATAAGGAAAAAGATAAAGTGCTTTATAGTGATGATCAATTTGTTGTTGTGCCGGATGCACTTTGGAATGGCAGTAATATATCAAAACTTCATCTGTTGGCAATTGTTAGGGATAAAAGTTTAAAGTCAATACGAGATTTAACCAGCAAAAATATTCCATTATTGCAACACATTATGACAAAAACTCTTCAAACAATTGAGAAAAAATATCATATCAACAAAAATAAAATAAAAATTTACTTGCATTATCCTCCATCTGCATGGCATCTTCATATACATTTTTGCAATATTGAAAATACATCTGTTACCTCCAGTGTTGAATACTCTCACGAACTCAATCAAGTTATATTCAATTTAAGTATCAATTCAAAATACTATAAGACATTTCAAATAAATAACTTGGTCAAACCAAAATAAAAAATGAATATATTTACATCTATCCTTTTATTTATAATGATTGAACCAATTATTATGAGTAATACATACATTTTTAATGAACCAGATGAAGTTGTCATTTTGGATAAAATAATAGATGATCACAATTACAAAAAATATAAAGTGAAATGTGTAGTAACTGGTGAAATGATTATGATGAGTGCAACAGCTAATGAGCCAAAACAATTAAAACTATTTCATGAAACATATGAAGAATATAAAATTAAAATATTATCTATTGACCCATTAAATTATAAATGGATTCATAACATTATTGATGGATTAGCTGAACAAGAATCCATAATGTTTAGTGATGATCAAATCATTATTATTCCAACTTTTACATGGAATCAACTTGATCCCACAAAATTTCACATACTTACTATTCCAAAAGATAAAACCATTAGATCTATCAGAGATTTGACCCAAGAGGATGTTCCACTTTTGATACACATTCGAGACAAAACAACTGAAATAATAAAATCAAAATATGGTATTTCAAAAGAACAAATAAAAATGTATATACATTATTCACCATCAACATGGCATTTACATATTCACTTTTGCCATGTTGATGATACAACTGTTAATTCAAGTGTTGAGAGATCACATGAGTTATCCAGTGTTATTTTTAATTTGAGTATATGCACCGACTATTATAAATTACTGAATATACTATCATGTTGAACAAAAATTGATTTTATTACTGCACTTTACATAAAACTAATATTATGATATTATTAAGTATATGTCAGAACCAGAACCAGATGAAACTATTTTGAGTGTTAATGATGTCAATCTAATGATAAGAAATATTGTTACTAATGGAATATCTGATGCTATAAAGGTCAAAGGAGAAATATCAAATTTGAAAGTGTCAAATGGAAATACATATTTAACACTCAAAGATAATGATTCATCAATTAGTGGCATTGCTTGGAAAAAAGATTTAAATTTTAAAAATGGTGATGAAGTTGTAGTAACTGGTAAAATAACATTCTTTATTAAATCTGGTACATATCAAATAACCATATATAGTGCCAAAAATATTGGAATAGGTGATTTGCACAAACAGTACAGCAAAATGAAAAAAAAATTTGAGTCAAAGGGATGGTTTAATAAAAAAAGACAATTACCATCATCTATTTCAAGAATAGGAATTATATCTTCACTAGAAGGAGCTGCATTACAAGATATATTATTTGTACTTAATCAAAATAAATTCAAGGGAGATATAATTATTAAAAATTGTTTGGCTCAAGGTGGTGAATGTCCAAATAGTGTTAAGTCAAGTATTAAATATTTTAATAAGATTCATAAAAAAACTCCGATTGATGTATTATTAGTGGCAAGAGGGGGAGGTTCATTTGAGGATTTGATGGGTTTTTCAAGTAAAGAGGTAGTTAGAAGTATTTATAAAAGTCCTATTGTAACAATTTCTGCCATTGGACATGAAGTGGATTTCATGCTTTCTGATTTTTCTGCTGATATTAGGGCACCCACTCCATCAATTGCAGGTGAAATGATATCAAATGTCCAACGAATCAAAACACAAAGAATTTATGATATATTTCAAGAATCTGCAAAAATAGGTATTATCATAAATAATAAAATAGAAATATTATCACAGGCATTACAATTAGAGAAACAAAAATATGAATCAATTAATTTAGCAACTATTATTGAAAATCACTCGGCCAAATTGACAAAAATACAAAGTCATGTGGCAAATAATATTCAGCAAAAATTATATGCCCTGAAAGTTGAACTAGAAAAATTGGAAAGAGATGAACAAAATTATGATTATAAAAATGTACTTAAAAGGGGTTACACATTATTGGTAACAGAAACAAGTGAATTAATTAAAACAAAGGCAGATTATGAAAAATATAACAAAAAGTTGAAAATGATATTTGCTGATGGTGAACTTATTATCAATAACAATATAAATAAATGAGCAAAGTATCCAAACATTCATCAGTACCCAAATTTGATGAGTCACTCGGTGTTAGTAATGAAACAAATGGAACAGATGATATCAACTTAATGGTATCAAGAATAAAGCAAAAAATGGATAAACTAAAAAGTACAACTAATCTTGATTTGATTGTTAAAGAAAAGGATGAAGTAAACACAGATATTAAAAAAGTGGAATCAGTTTTAACTCAACTAAAACAAGCATTTGATCAGCCAGAATCAAAATGTGAAATTGATGATAGCTTTAATTTTGAAACATGTTTTAATGAAATAGAAGATTTGTATGTTGGTGCAGTGAGTGATGTTGACACAATTGTTAAACAGATAGAAAAATATACATTGTTAAAAAATAAAGTGAAACAGTGTATGGAATACCTAGAAAATAAAAAAATGAATATAGTCAAAGTGGATTAATAAAATCTATCACTGACCCAATCTGAAAAATAATTGTATTCTCCCTTTATGATGTCATGTAATATCTTTGCAGATACAAATGATAATGTCCAACCAATAAATCCATGTCCACCACTGTAAAACAAATTAGTTAATTGCGTATCTCGGCAAATGATTGGTAGAGAATCAGGTGTGACTGGTCTGGCATTAGTCAAAATTTCATCCCATTCACCATCTAATTCTTTTATATCTAAATCTTTGATAGCATCATCTAATGTTGTTCTAATAATTGCTCCATGTGATACTCTCTGTTTACCATCAATATTGTTTTCTACAATATGTGTTTTACTGTCAATAACAGCAAGATATGAATCATCTTTGGCTTTTCTGACGCGTGTTTGACCATAAACTGGTGCAATTAATATTGGTCCTTCATTAGTATTTCTACATAGCACAAATATGTCAGCTTCTATTTTTTCACCATCTGCAGTTACAATATGTGTTATTTTAGAACCACTTTTAATAATATCTGTAATCATACATCCTAATTTAAGTGTAATATCTGGATGTATGACTAATTTTGAAACAAGATCAGGTGTGTAAACTTGATATGTACATGGTTTGACAGAACCATCCGAATATTTTACTACTTTACCATAATCAGATTGATCAAAAGTTGGAACCATTTCATGGAATATTTTAGCTGATGCTGCCAATAATTTACGCTGTCGTTCAATAAATACTTGTTCTTTAGGAAAACTGAGAACATAATTAAATGCCCATCTAGGATAATGTGTTGCAACTGTCCACATACTTTTCCAATCAGCGCGTTCCCTGAAAATAGATATGGAACCATCAAAACATAATAATGAAGCATTCCCCCCACTTGTTCTATTGCATAATTTATCATCTTGTTCAACAAGTGTAACATTATATCCTCGATCAGCTAGATATCTTGATGCAACTGATCCTATAGCACCACCACCAACAATACAAACACGCATTTTTGTATTACAGCATAGATACTAATTAGTTTATTAGATGATTATTATATCAATTTTTACTGTGCAAAATATTGATTTTATTTCTATTAGTTTATTATTTTTAGTAATCATAAAATTAGATAATATGTCAAAACTATCCAAGAAACAAAAGGTTGATACAGAACCAGCATCATTTGCAGTTCCATATGAATGCGATAAATATGTAACAACAATTGATGATTTGAGAAAAACTTTGGATAAATATGGTGTTGCTATTGTACCCAATGTATTGACTGTTGAAGAATGTGCAACTATGACCGATGGTATATGGGATTTTTTTGAGCATATTACACAAAAATGGATTACCCCGATCAATAGATCGGATCAATCAACATGGAGCCAATTTTACAAATTAAAACCAGAGCATTCAATGTTGATTCATTATTGGCATGTAGGTCATGCACAAGTTTCATGGGATGTTAGGCAAAATGAAAAAATAGTCAATATATTTGCAAAATTATGGAATGTGAGCAATGAAGAATTATTAGTGTCATTTGATGGTCTCAGTTTTAATATTCCGCCTAGTCAGAAAAGTATATAAATTCATATAAATAAATTATAATCGTATACGTAAACTTTTCTTTATTGGGAGTGATTTTAGACTCCCCTCTCAATTTCAATTGGGTTTACTGATTTGAGACTATTACCTTTAGACTGTTGGTCTCTAAAAGAGACTTCACAGCTTCCGTATTTTTTTAGGATTGTATATTCCTTTTT